AAACCAGCCTCGTTAACGAGTGGTAGTGACAGCGGTACAACATTACTGAGTTCTGATTATCCAGACGCATTGTTGTACGGTAGTTTAGTAGAAGGTGCTATTTTCTTAAAAGAACCGCCCGATGTCATTGGCTTGTTTGAGGCTAGATTCAAGGAGGCGGTAGGCAGAATGAAAACACTATCCGAAGGTCGCGGAACTCGTGACCAGTATAGATACGATCAGTTGCGTACTGGCGTATCTTAAATGAAACCAATTAAATCCCTAGAGGGCAAACGAGTAGCTATTATTGGCCTTGGTTTGTCGCAAGTAGATTACGCTATAGGTTTGCAAAATGGTAGGACATGGGATGAAACCTGGACTATTAATGCTGCAGCAGGCGTATATAAAACAGATAGACTGTTTATGCTAGATCCTGCTAGTCGATTTTTTGATAGTACCGATGCAGGCAGACAAACAAGTGTGATGACAAGGGTTTTAGCAGAAGCTAAACATCCAACCTATACATGTGAATTAGATCCCAGAGTACCAAAAGCGGTTGAATACCCATTGCAAGAAGTTTGCAATGCTACTAAATGCGCGTACTTAAATACCACAGTTGCATATACATTGGCTTTTGCTATGTGGAATAAAGTTGCTGCGGTAGATCTATTTGGCATAGATTTTTCGTATTCAAAAAACTTACATCTTGCAGAAGCAGGCAGAGCATGCGTTGAATTTTGGATATCAAAAATGATGGAAGCCGGAATTATAGTAGGCATTAGTGGCAGATCTACAATATTAGATATGAATGTGCCAGCCTCAAATAAGCTGTATGGTTATCACAGATTAAAAAAACCATTGGTAGCTATTCCGCACGAAGGCAATTTTATTATTGGGCCATACGCAGAGATTAATGAGCAATTAGCAGAGAAAGGTTTGAAGATTAATGAAGATGTTGCTCCCCCAGAGCCGTACAAAGGATGAGCGATAGTTTCATACAATTAGGTCAGGTGTCTGTGCATACCACGCAAAACAAAGGACATGATCCAGAGTTTTGGGCCGCACAAGCCACAAAAAAAATATGTTCTATATCTATGGATCAACCAGAGCATGTCAAACAACAGGCTTTAGCTTTCCAAAACCAAGTTTATACTGTAATCTTGTATACAATAAAGAACGCAATAAATTCTAACAATGTGACTAATGTGAATTTATTAAGGCAACAAGGGCATGAAGACATGGCCAAGATAATTAAGGAGCTTTAAGAAATGGCAATTACATCAGCAATCGCAACCAGTTTTAAACAAGAAATTTTAGTCGAAGGACACAATTTAACTAATGGCGCAGACTCTATTAAGTTAGCTTTGTTTACAAGTTCAGCAACTTTAGGAGCCGGTACAACAGCTTACTCAACCACAAACGAAGTAAGCGGAACTAATTACACAGCCGGCGGTGCCGCACTGACAAATGTAACCCCCACAACATCTGGAACTACAGCTATTGTAGATTTTGCAGATCTTACATTTGGAACAGCTACCGTAACTGCTAGAGGTTGTTTGATTTATAACGACACGAATAGCGACAAAGCTATATGTGCTATTGACTTCGGAGGAGACAAAACTTCTACTGCTGGCGACTTTACAGTTGTCTTTCCGGCAGCAGATGCGTCAAATGCCATTATTAGATTAGCTTAAATTAATTTTAGCAATGGTAGAATCAAGTTATGCCACTAACAAAATTTAATTTTAAGCCAGGAATCAACAAGGAAGAAACTGACTATTCAAACGAGGGTGGTTGGGTAGACGGTAATTTAATCCGTTTTAGAAAAAGCCGTGTTGAAAAAATAGGTGGCTGGATAAAGAAAAGTTCCAATGTTTTTTTTGGCGTAGCCAGAGCATTGCACAGTTGGATTTCTTTAGGATCTGAGCGTTACTTAGGCATAGGCACAACTTCAAAATATTACATAGACTCTGGCGGTAACTATAACGATGTTACCCCAATAAGAGCTACCACAACCAACGGAATTGTTTTTGCAGCTACAAATGGCTCAAGCGTTATTACAGCTACTGATTCAGACCACGGAGCTGTGGTAGGTGATTTTGTAACAATAGCAGGAGCTGCTACTTTAGGTAGCGGAGGCAACATTACTGCTGCTGTTTTGAACAAAGAGCATCAAATTACTGGGGTGGCTACTGCCAACACATTTACATTTACAGCATCTGCAACAGCCAATGGTAGCGATACTGGTAACGGTGGTGCTGGAGTAGATGGTGTGTATCAAATTAATTCAGGACTTGATGTGTATGTTCCTTCTGCTGGTTGGGGTTCTGGTACATGGGGAGCAAGTACATTCGGCTCTACAACAGCATTGTCAGCAACCAATCAACTTAGATTGTGGACTCACGATAATTTTGGTGAAGATTTAATAATTTGTCCAAGAGCAGGTGGAATTTTTCGTTGGGTTGAAAACAATGGAGTAAACGCAAGAGCTGTTAGTCTTGCTACAACCTCTGGTGCTAATTTAGTCCCAACGGTTGGCCTTCAGGTAATTACATCTGAAACCGACAGGCATTTGATAGTATTGGGAGCAGACCCTATATCCGGTAGCGCAAGAACCGGAGTCATTGATCCAATGTTAATTGCTTTTAGCGATCAAGAAAACGCATTAGATTTTGAACCTTTATCAACAAATTCAGCAGGATCTTTAAGGCTTTCTAGTGGCTCACTAATTGTGGGCGGCATGAAATCAAGGCAAGAGGTGTTGGTTTGGACAGACACAAGTTTGTACAGCATGACTTTTATTGGGCCTCCTTTAACCTTTGCTATTAACTTAATTAACGAAGGCGCTGGATTAATTGGGCCTAAAGCTGCAGTCAATGCACCAAACGGTGTATTTTATATGTCTAAGAATTCTTTTTATTACTACAACGGTTCTGTGAAAAAACTTCCTTGTTCAGTTCAAGATTATGTTTTTTCAGATCTAAATTTAACCCAAGCTTACAAATGTCATACAGCATTAAACAGTGAGTTTTCAGAAGTGTGGTTCTTCTACCCATCTCTAACAGACAACACCGAGGAGATATCACGATTTGTTATATACAACTATGAAGAAAATATATGGAGCATTGGATCTTTGGTTCGCTATGCTTGGCTTGACACAGGCATTGAAGACAAGCCAGTAGCGTCTGGTCCATTGGGTTCTGATAATTACATTTATCAACACGAAACTGGTTTTAATGACGATGACAATGCAATGGAAAATGTATTTATTGAATCGGCTGACATAGACATAGCCGATGGAGATAATTTTGCTTTCTTGAAAAAAGTTATCCCAGATGTTTTGTTTGACATAGAGTTAGGCTTTAGCGTTACCCCTGCCATAAATGTGGTTGTCAAAAGGAGAGACTTTAATGGGCAATCTTTAATTACAGACTCTACTGTACAAGTAACCAACACATCAACTTTCTCAAGTCTAAGAACAAGAAGCAGGCAGGTTGTATTGCGGTTTGAGTCAGATGACGACAATACAGTTACTGATACAAAAAATTATAAATGGAGATTGGGTTCAGCTAGATTAGAGGTTCAGCCATCTGGTAGAAGGTAATGGGTAAGTTACTAGAGACTAGGCTGCCTTTAGCACAAGGAGAAAATGTATCTACAGAAACTTTCAATCGTTTGATTCGTGTAATAGAATTAAACTTAGGAAGATTTGATACGACTGCCACGCCTCAATACACAGGCAGTCAGCGTGATTCTTCTTCTTTTGCTGCTGGAGATGTAATATGGAATACTACAACAGAAGAGCTACAAGTGTATGATGGAGATAAGTGGATTAATTTATCGGTTGGCCCACAAGTCGGATTAGAAGCAAAAGTTTCTTTAGGGGAAGTAACAGTAACCTTAGATGGTAATGTTACAGTAAATATAACAGGACCAGTCTATGGTTGGAATGTAGAAAAATGGTACACATGATATTATTAAAGTGGGTGCTACAATGAGCATAGATGCAATTAAAATATATAGGTTAAGAATATGGCAAGTTTAAATGAAATGATGCAACAAATGAACGATACCAAGGGCGTTGGTCTACCAGCCTCAATAGGTTCTTTGTCTAGCAATCCTTATATTTCTCCTAGCGACCTAAATGGTTCTGTTTCTGGCGCTTTTATAACGCCAAAAAAACTCAAAGAACAAGCATTACAAAATTTAAGATCTGAATCTGGTGCTGCTATATCAGAAGATGAATTGCGATCTGAAATAGAAAGATTGAGTCAAAGTATTAATCCAGAATATCAACTCAGACAACAAGCTATGAGTATATTAAGAGCTGAATCTGGTGCTGCTATATCAGAAGATGAATTGGAAAGCGTAATGGATATGTTGCGCAAAGGTGCAACACCGCAAGGAATAGGTGCAGGCTTTAATGCTCCAATTCCTATGCCCATGATGCAAGGTCAAGATCCATCTGTTCCTATGCCCATGATGCAAGGTCAAGATCCATCTGTTCCTATGCCTACAATGCCAAGGCCACCAATTCCAGATCAATTCAACGACCTCATCAACTTTGAAGGCTTGCCTGCAAAAAATGCTAATGAAATAGCAGCTGAGAATGAAACCGCACAAGCCATTGAAATTCTTATGATGGAGCTACAAAATACACAAGATCCTGACGAACAACAGATTTTGACAAACATGATAGAAAATACAAGCATTAAGGCAAATGCACAATACAGTCCTTTAATGGATCAACTTTCTGCACAAGGCGGAGAAGACAACATGATGGCTCATGTGAGATCTGGAGATGTAAACATATCCAAAGAGATGATGGAGGCAAATCCACAGCTTGAAGCCGTAATTGAAAAAACAGCTTTAGATCTTAATATTAACCCTGAATCAATGGTTTATGGTACAGGCATAGCATCCTTAGATCCTGATACTGGATTAGAGCAACATGGGTTTTTTAAAAAATTGGTTAAGAATGTAGGCAAGATAGTTGGTAAAGTAGCACCTATTGCTATGTTAGTGCCAGGCGTTGGTACTGCACTCGGTGGCGTATTGGGTGGTCTTGGCAGCGCAGTAACATCAGGATTAGGCAGCATAGGATTAGGTGGTTTAGGCAGCGCTCTTGGTAGTGTTGGAAGCACAGTCATGGGTGGCATAGCAAATCTAGGCATACCTGGGGTTTCATCTATAGCAGGTGGCACGGGAGCTAGGTTTGGCGGTATTAGCAAAGGCCTAGGCTCTTTAAAAGGATTGTTAGGCGATGGTCCTTTAAGTGGTTTTCTAGGTGGAGGAAGTGAATTAACCGTACAACCAAACGATACTTTAAGTCAAATAGCTCAAAAAAATGGAACAACCATAGAAGCTATTATGAAAGCCAATCCCTCAATTACTGATCCCAACATGATACAAGCTGGCGCAACTTTAAATATGCCTGGCGGTGGCGGCAACTTTAATGTTGGCAGAGCAATTTTAGGTGGAGAAGGCAGAACGCCAGACTTCATAAAACAAGGCGAAAATCTATTAAAAGGCGAATACACACCTGGCGCTGGTGGACCTCAACAACCTGGTGGCAGTGGTGGATTTGGCGGCATGAGTGATTTGCTTAAAATGGGCGGTGCAGGAGCATTGGCTGCAGGGTTAGGCAAGTTAGCTTTTGACGAGGCTAAAAATGCCAAAGGCGCACCCGTAACACCTTACACAACCATGGACGCTACTGGCAGATACAACATAGAAGCAGAGCTTGCTAGAAGAATGGGCCAACAAGCGCCTAACCCAGTTGAGTTTGGTTTATTATCGGCTAACACAATCCCAGAACTTAGTGGCGGTCAGCCTAGAGTCGTAGGTGCAGCAGAGGGCGGAGCTATGTACCCAAACAAAGGTTTAGAATCATTGGCTAGAGTAGCGCCAGATGTTGTAGAAAGAATGGGTTACAACATGGGTGGACAGGCAATGAATTACAACATGGGTGGTAGACCTATGATGCCTATGGGTTACAACATGGGTGGACAACCTATGATGCCTATGGCCTATGCCGAAGGCGGCAATGTTGCCATGGAAGAATTTGAAAGAATGAACGGAGTTATTAATGGCGAAGGCACAGAAACCAGTGATGATATACCTGCAATGCTTTCAGACGGTGAATTCGTAATGACAGGCCAAGCCGTACGCGGTGCTGGTTCTTATAACATGAACAATGATAGTGGCATACTAACCCTTACTCCCAATGGAAATCCAGGCAGAGACGCTGGAACTGAAATGATGTATCAACTAATGGAGGCTTTTAGCGGGCAAACAACACCTGCATAAAGAAAATTATGGCAATAATGGACGACATAAGAAGATCAATGCAAAGAGCTAGGGGTGGTATACAAGGTGAGCCTGAAATGATGGCTCGAAGACCAGCACCACGACCTGCTGTTATGCCCAACATACCAAACTTTTCTAACATACCAAACATGCCAAACTTACAAGGCATTGGTGGTATTCCTGGTTTAAGTGGATTAGATTTTTCTAATCTGCCACAAGGCTTAAACTTCTCAGGACTGCCACAACCAATAGATCTTACTCAAAGGCCACAAACACCTGGATCAACACCAGCATCTGGAAGACTTAGGCGTGGCCCACAGGCAGGCAATGCGCCTTTTGCAACATTACCGGGCATAGGACCAATTTATGCAGGTCAAAAATTTAGCTCTAACGGACCCGATTATTTTGATGCACAAGGCAATAAAATTACAGGAGCTATGTTTTCTAATTTAGGGATAAATACAGACCGAGGTGGTCAGCCTATAATCCCTCAAGAATACCAAAGTACAGAGGGCGTTGGTTTCGGTGAAAGTCCGTCTGGATCAACCATGGAAATGAAAGATATTTTAGGAATGCCAACTGCACCTATACAAGCACCGCAGATGCCAACTGCACCTGCACCTGCACCTGGTCAACCAACTACTCTTGGTGGATTAAATCCAGTGCCAATGCCAAGCCAACCTGCACAACCAACTGCACCTGCACCTGTAGCACAACCTCTTGCACCCTACACAGGCAGCAACGAGCCTGCACCTTATGCCTCTAATGTGGTTAGAACCGAAACAGGCATGGATGCACTTACCAAGCAGTTGTTGTTTGGTTTAGACGGACAAGGTGGGTTTATACCAGGTGCTATGAGAGCAGCTGAAAAGACTTTCTTTAATGCAGATGGCACGCCTAGGGTTGTAGAAGAACAGGTGGCAGGGCAATCA